TCAGGGGTGCTAGGTATCTTAACCATTGGCAAAATTTCACGTTCAAATAAATCGTTTGTTAAAAATTCGCCACTTACTGCATATCCTATTGAATGAAATATTCGTAAAAACAAATACTTGCAAAAAATTGAAGGGTACAAGTCTTCCCAATATGCCTTTACTTGCTTGTCGTCCCACTTGCCATAATTGATATTAGGATAAATAAATCCACTTTGCCAAGTGTTATTTCTATTTGCTATTACGTTTGCATAATTCCAAATGTGATTTATTGCGCTACCATTAGAATAATCTAAATTTAACTCTTTTAGTTTCGCATCACCTATTAAATCAAAGATATTTGAAAGTTCACCAAAAGCCCTTATTTTATAGTTTGCGCTTGTTTCCTCAAGTGTAGCAAAGCCTTGCATAACATTATATCCATGCGCTTCAATTTCGCACAAATTAACTGAGTAAGGGAAATTAGTTACACTATCAGTTGATTGACTATTGGCTGTTAATTGTCGGTTATTAGTGCTTAATCCTGCTTCAATTTCAGTACTGAATGAGCCATTGCGACTACTTAAAGATTGCATTTTATTAACTGACTTAGTCAGCGCAATGTCATTATCAACTATCGCATCAACTTCAATATCATTTATAGTTATTTTCATTAATAAACTTGGCTTTGAATTGTTTCAGAAAGTCTAAAATCAAAAGCTAAATTAATAGCTTCGTTGTAACTTCGATAAAGTAAGATTGATTTTTTTTCAATTACAATAGGTTTTAAAACACCATCAACTTCAATCCATGTAAAAGGCGAAGAAATCATTTGTTCAATCGTTTCAGCGTGCGAAGTTCTAATATTTTCGGTGCTTACTGAATATGTTTTAAACGATTGATTTTGTATTGATTTAACGTTTAAACTACTATCTTTAAAAGTAGTATCATTATCAAAATCTAAACTTATACCAATGTCATTGTAAACAACATAGTTGCGAAGGCCACCAGCTTGATTAACATAAACAATGTTTAAACCATCTTTAAAACACCCATCATTTACTTCAACAGATTGAGTTCCTAAAATAACACCCGAATAAGTGCTACCCATTGTAAATACTGATATGTCGTTTATTTGCCTTTTAACATTTAAAAAGGTATCTTCCACTAATGTTTTACTAACAAAGGTTTTAAATCCTTTAAAAAATATAAGTGTGCTTGCAGTTTCTACAGTTGTTAAATTAGTTGCAAACAGTCCGTTAATTTTACTTAATGTTAATGCGCTATTTACTGCGCAACTACTACCATACAAACTTATATTGCTTTGGCCTATACCAAACATTATACTACGTTTACTATCGCCTAAAACACCCCTTAAAGACTCAGATACATTATACTTTATATTGTCATTTTTTGGTATTCCTTTTAAAGTCGCAATAGTAGCAATTGCAGTACCTAGCGACAAATCAGGTAGTTCATATAAGTCTAAATTAAAGTTATCAAAAACATCATAATCAAGTGTTGCACTGCCATTTACTAAGGTATTTACTACACATGTAACTGCATCAATTACTTCAACAATAACATGAGAACCCCTATAATTGCCAGTAGTTGTAACGTATATTATTTTGCCAACTGCTAAAGTAGGGCTAGTATATCCAACATCGTTCGTTATTTGAAAAATTACTAATCCATAAGGAGTAGAACCAGTTACTGTAATAAAGGTATCAGCTGAATTTAAAGGGCTAATGGTTAATTCATATTCAATATTATCAGCGACTGAACTAATTATAGCAGGTGCGCTAGTTACTGTTATTGGCATTGGTTATTTCGGTTATTTTCTTTAAAATTAATTGCTCTTTTATTTTTTCAATGTGGCTTGTCAAATCAATGTCTTCAAGTAGCCCACTATTTGCACCTTGAAACTTTTGAAAAATTGAGTTTCCATATTGCTGTAAATTATTTAAAACTGATACTGCATTGAATTCAAGTCCTTTGTCAATCATCCAGTTTTCAATTTCAAAAACACTTGTTTCAACTCGGCTTGGTGCTTGACCATAAATCAAATTATCAATGTAAGCAAGTGCATAAACTCTAACTTCATCCTCAGTAATTTCAGAACGTAAACTATCAGCCAACTTTCCACTTGCATTGACAACCGAACTAAACTCGCCTTGCGCCTTTGTTTTGCGTGGAATAGGTTTAGTTTTAATTGCCACCCTAGCTTGACTTATAAAGTCCTCAGCTAATTGCTCAAATAGTTGTTGTTCAAAAATTGTCATAAACTTACTGCTATATCAACTTTACTTTCGGTTAATTCCTTAACCTCGTTTATGTACTGCCTTACTCCTTCAATTCCACTATCCTTAAAAACTGTTTTAAGTCGGTTTTTGTGGTTTACTTTATGCAAGTTTTCGCCTATTGTAGTTCTTTCAACTACCTTATCATTTAAGCGTTTATAAACGTGCTTTTTTACACCATAAGTAGTTAATGGTAGATGACTAGCTATAACACTTAACTTTTTTTCGATGTCCTTTGTAATTTTATTTTGAGCCATATTGTTGAATTATTGGTGGAGCTTGTGTTGGTTGTTCACTTGTAGGCATAACCTAACAAGGTGTTTTTGATTGTAAGGTAAATTGAACACTATACCCACTTACCGAACCGCTCAACTGCATAAACTCAGGAGTTGCAATTTCGTTTAAATATGCTGCTACTTTTGGTATTGTGTTGTTTAAAGCAATCATGTAATCCTCTTTTAGTTGCCAAGCGTCTTGAATTAAATTTTCCCTATCAGCTTCGGTGTAGTTAGTGGTATCTTGGGACAAGAACACAAGTACAATTGACCTACTTATATTGCCTTTTAATCGGTCGGTTTGTTCTCTAAATGGTGCAAGCCAAATTAAAGGAAATGCAGTTGTTTGACTTATCAAACTTGCATCAGCTTTTTTCCCAAAAACAAAAGTTCCAGTAGGTGCGACACTTTCGGCCGTAGTTCTTAAAAGTTCAATGGTTTGTTCGTATGTCATTTATTCGCCTTTAATTTGTTTAATCTTTTGCCAAATTCACTAGTTTCAAAGTCCTTTAATAACTTAGTATATACAGTATCAGCATTAGTATTTAAAATACCATCATAATTAAGTAAGTTACCTTGTGCTAAAGCATCTAAAGTGTTCACATAACCTAAGTAATCTAATTGCTTAACACCAGCCATTAACTCATCATTATCAGGCTTATAATCATTCAGCCTTACAAATTTAGCAAAAAATTCTTTTATTTCAGTAAAAAAATAATTTACAATAGATATAGCTTCTGGCATTAACATTGTTTTTATATCAATTGGTAGGTATATTGAAACTATTTTATCGGCCACGTCCATCGGCTCAACGTCTTTTAAAAGCATCTTTACTTGCTCAATCTTATGCCATGTTTCATTGCCTACTTTAATATCAGTTATTTCTTCGCTCAATGGCTTGCATTTGATTGTTTCAGTATCTTGTAGGAACTCTAAAAAAGGCTTTAACTGTTCAATCTTATATTCATTTAGCTTTTGCGCTAATTCTATTGGCATCTTCGCTAAAATTGATAATTGACCTATTGTTCTGTTTTCGGTATTGTTTAGCTTTCGCAGCTCTAAAAACTCACCAAAAGTTAAATTTTCAAAATCAATCCTTAAATTGTAGTTTTCTTTTTTGTTGATTATTATTTTTACCATATACGTGCTTTACGACTGTAAACATTAGTTTTTAAAACGTGGCTTGCAATATATCTAATTGCATCCATTGTGTGATTAAATGCGTCAATCGGCTGGTTTGTGGCCTTGTTTTCATTATCTGTTTTCCACTTATAATTGCGCTGCTCTTTGATTATGTTAAGGCTTCTTTTAGTTACATGAACATTAAATCTTTTAAGTAAATCAATTCCATTTTTAATACTATCGGGACCCTTTGCAGCTCCAACTATATTGACCCCTTGCAAACTAATTTCTTTGATTGATTTGGGTTCTGCACTATCAGCCACATTTAACCCTTTATTTTGTTTTGACTTTAAAAATTTAGCTATGTCATTATTTGTTTGATTGGTTAAATACATCTGTTCATCTAAATAAATATCATTACCTAATTGATATAAGTCTATTATTGTTGTGGGGTCATTGGTATATCCAAAATCAATTCCAGTACCTAAGTATTTAGACTCATTTGGTATATTGTCAATATGTTTCCAATCGTCAAAAATAATACCTTGCAAGCTGCCTACTTGGCCAAGTCCGTAAACTTTCCACCAATTAGCCCAATATTCACTAGTCTGTGCTTTTATTTTTGCCTTTTCAATTTCGGTTACAATTGATTGTGCTAAGGCTTCATTGTCTTTATAAGTTAAAATAATAAAATCGCTATCAATTTCACCGGATAGTTCACTATGCACCCAAAACTCGCTAGTTGGGTTATAATCCAAATAAATAAATTTCTTTGTCCTAATTGCTAACTGCTGATAGCTTTCAAATGCTACGTTATTACACTCGTTAATAAATAGAATGTCACGCCTTGCTCCTCTTAGTTTGTCTGGCTGGTCTGCGCTAAAAAATTCAATAAACGAACCGTTTGCAAAATGATAGGTCAAACTTGATTTGTTCCATCTACTATAATTTAAATTGCCAGTCCAATCCATTATCTTTAAAAAATCACGAATTGCACCACGTTTTAAATGTGGTATGCTTTCGCTCACAACACTAATTTCAGATTTAGGACATTGCCAAGCGTACTGAATAAGCAAAGGGAGTATGCTAAAGGTCTTAGAGCTCGAAGTTCCTCCCTGCACTATCCTTATTCTTTTTTTTAGCTTACTTATTTTCTTTTGTGCTGTTGTTTCTATTAGCATAAGTGCGATTTGCTCACCGAGCGGATACCAATGTTTTAGCCATTCTAGCTATTTTCAACATCCAAATCAATTGGTTTAAATATTGGTTTTTCAAATTCCTCTGTTTGAACGTGTGTCATTGATAATTTTCGTAACTCCTCAGGCGTTGCAATTAGTTTCATTAAAGCCATTTGTAAAGCTGGAGCGTTTGAAGTATACCATTTTGACCTCATTGAAACTTTTAACATTACTCTATTTTGTTCAAGTAATTCTTTTAGTTCGTTGTATTCGTTGCTTTCAGGCTCGAAAAAACGGTAGAAAGTTGTTTTGTCGCAAGGCAAAAACGCTACAATATCTTCAATAAAAAACAATTTGTGTTTTACTGTTACTTCTTTTGCTTGTTCAAATATCTTTTGTTTATCGTATGCCATTTGTTATAATCCTTTAAATGCTTTAAGCGGATAAAATACTAAACTGTTCCTATATCCACCCTCAAATGTAGGTATAATTGGTGTAACACCATGCATATTTCGCCAAGCTGGATAAACTAATATTGAATTGTCTTTTTGCCCTATTGTAGCATTGTAATCAGGAATATGTAAATCACCACCTTTTGAATTGAATTTTTTACAAATGATTACATTTACTGCTCCAACTATATTTCTTGTATCACGATGAAATGGTGCTGAAATATTATAGTTTGAAATTGAGCTTGTGAATAGATTTGCAAATCTCCATTTTTCATTAACATCTTTAAATAATTCAATTTGTTGTTGGTATTGTTTTGGTAGTAATTCTTTTATAAGCTGTTCGCTTTCTTTAGCAAGTAATAACATAGCTTTAATAAATGTTTCCGATTTTTTATTTAAATGAACGCTTGAAATTGATGGATATGGTCTTGACATATGAGGTTTTGGTGGTATACTACCAATTATTGCACTTAACTGCTCAACTTCATTTTTATATTTAAAGTTTCCTGTTTTTTCATCTATTCCATCGCCTGTTCTTCTTGTTAATAATGTTTTTTTTACATTCTTACTTCTAAATTCTGCATTTGCCAAATCTGCAAGTTTACACATCTTTTCAGGCATTTTTGTAAGATAAAATCCTATTGGTTCGCCATCTGCATAAAATATACAATCTTCTGTTACATTTGGCTCTTTGTATTCGCACACATCACCTATTTTTGTATTGTGTTCTATTTGTATTAAATCAATTCTTTTCATTTTACTGTTTTTTTATAGTGATTTGCCAAGCCTTTAATATCTGTTTTCATATCTACTCTATCCCCTTTCTTTTGTAATGCAACGAAAGGATGCCACTCATAACACATTTTTTTTGCTGAGTCTTCGTCTTTTTTTTGTTTATATTCATCTTGCAACCCTCCAACGTTTGAACCAACATTAGGGCAAGAAAACCAATAATGGTTAAATCTTAAAATGCCATTTCCGTTTTTAATTGTTTGTAAAGCAAAATCTCTATCTTCTTTTAAATTAAATTCAGGTCTGTAATTCCATTTAATTTTTGATACATTCATCAATACACATACTTCTGCAAATTTTTTATTTATAGAATAACTTGCCTTTTCGTGCCAAGCGTGTTGAGTATAATTTATTCCTATTAATTCAAATGGTAGCTTCTTTGCTTTGTCTAATATTTTAAACCAAATTGAAGCATCTTGTTTTATTGTTTTGCCATTGTAAATACCAAAAGAGATAACATCGTCATCACAAATTAAAACCCATTCATAATTATTTTTTCGTGCATAATTAAGCATAAAATTCCTTACATAACCTATACCTTTATTATTTTCTAAAATAGAAATTTTGTTTGGAACTTCGTATTTTTCAATTTCTTGCGGTTCTATAAAATGAAAAACTTTTATACCAACTTCTTCAAAAAGTTTATAAGTTTTAGTATTTAATCTACTTTTTGTTGGAATAAAACAAATCATAATTTTTCTTTTTCAGCTTTTAAATATTGCAAAATCATATAACCTACATCACCTTGACTTCTCCAAAACTTTACCAGTTCGCAGGCTTCTTCATAGTATTCAGCTTCAAATTCAATCTGTATAGCTTTTTTTACTCCATTAGTCATATCCGCTAGTTGGCTGCTAACATCATCATTATCTAATATTGAATAATCAACTTCACTTGCAAAACTTGGGACGTCCAAACCCCATTCAACTAATTTTTCATCGTCCCACCCATTCGCTAAATCGTCCCAATTCCACTCACCAAATCCGACATTATCCTTAATAATAAATTCGTTTTGTTGCTCTGGTGTTAATTCACTTGCTTTGATTATTGAAACTTCTTTTAATCCTGCTTCTATGCAAGCCTTTAATCGCATATTCCCACCTAAAACAATCATTTCATCATTTACTACTATTGGTCTAATTTCAAGCATTTGAGGGAATTCTTTAACCGATTGAACTAGCTTTTTAAACTTGTCATCTTTAATTACTCTCGGATTGTTTGGATTACTTTTTACTTCCGATATTTTTACTTTTTCTATTTTCATTACTTACTTATTATTAACTTACCATGTTTAACCAAATCTAAAAAATACGGCCTGCTAAATTGTAGCTGGTCCATAACGACATCTTTTCGAGTTGATACCAATTTTATAAAGTCGTTGTTTTCTACACTTACAAAATAATTTTGTTTGTGTTTAGTGCAGTAAATTAGTTTTCCTTTTATTTCCATGTTGCAAATTTAGTTAATGTTTTTTAAAATTTTACTTTTATTATCGGTTTAATGTCGAGCTTGTCAGTCATTTGCTCCATTATTTCCATAGCATTATAAACTACTTCGCTTTCTTTTTCGATTGATTTAATGTCAATTCCAGATGCTTGATAGGCTTTTTGTATTTCAGTAATAAATATCCTGGCTTCTTTGCGTGTTGAAATCATTTGTTTCATGAATGCTTGGTTAGTGAATATCTTTCGGTCACTAATTGGTAAATCTAAGTAGTTGCAAGCAGCTATTAAATGAAAGTAAGCATTTAAAGTGTTCATTGTATGCTTGTCGTATATGTCAGGTGTTGCGATCATTATAGTTGTTTTATTTGTTTTAAAATTTCTTGGTTTTCTATTTTACAATTTTTCCAAACTTCGGCAGCATAAAATTTATTTTCGTTTTTATATTCCTCAATTGACTCAACACAAATTTCAATTCTTTTTTCAATCAACTCAATAACCTTACTTTTAAAGTCGGTTTCAGTCGGCTGTTCTATTGGTAGTGGTTTCATGTTTGGGTATTGTTCCAAAACAAAACAAAGTCCTAATGCAAAATTTTGATACTCGTATTCATCCATTACAAGATAATTTTTGCCAATTTTTTCAAAATATATTTTTTCGTTTTGCTTGAAAATATCATTCCAAACTAAAACTCTATCACCTCTTTTTGGCTGCCATTCGGGTTCGACTTTCGGGCTTTCTTCGGTTTGATTGTTCCATTGGTTGAATAAAATTTCCGCTTTTTCAGGAATACTATCTCCTTTTAGTTCATAGTAAATATATTCATCACTGTTCTCTATCAACATATTTAACTCTTGAATACTCAAATTCTTTGCCTTAGTTTCTCTTAGCCATTTGTCTAGTTCGGTTTCTTTTTTATCAAACATGGCTATAAATTGTTCTGTGGTTAGTTCGGGATAATCGTTTTCTAACATATTCGTCCAAAATTCATTTTCTTTAATAATATAATACCATTGAAATTCAGTAAAATGAAATCCTTTTTTATTCATTCCATTTTCATCTGCTATTCTCTTAACAATAGCTTGGTTTTCGTCTGTTATGCGTATTTTGTAGTTCATTGTTTAACTAAAAATTATTTTGGTTAGTGAATAAAAAATTAAAGCTATTTGAAGCCATCCAAATATTCCAAAAGATATTTCCATAAATCTAGGCATATTGGTAACTGATTTAAATAATAGCATTTCAGCCATTCCATTTGCAAATTTTTTCATTTGTTTAAATTGTTTTTAATATTAAAAGTTTTTCTATTACTCTGTTTTTTTTTATTTGATAGTTATAATTTCTAAGTTGAATTAATTCAGTAGCTTGCTCAATTGTTAGTTTTTCGTTAAATGTTGTCATATTGTTTCTTATTATCTGAGGGCAAAAATAGTATTACCATTTGTATTACCAAAATAAAAGTTTATTTATTTTTTAACTTGCTAGTAATTAGGCTTTTAAAATTCATTTAACTTTTTTAGTTTACTGTTTTCGGATTGCAATTCGGCTATTTTTTTACTCATTTTTAGCACATCGGATTGCAATTCTTGAACTTTAGTTCTGTAAATTATGCTTTCAAAATAATACTTACCATACTGGCTTTGAATATCGTAAAGCGTTTTAAGGTGGTTTTCTGCGCTTATTTTCCGTTCTCCTATACTTTGTATCGTTTTAGCTTCAAAATCCTCTATAAAGTTATTTAAAGCCCATAAATTGGCATAACATGGTTCGCTTGTGGTTTGAATATTTGCAAAGTTGCAAAATTTATACATCAATTCTTTTAAATCTTTGTAATCTTGTTTTTGCAAAGAGTTAATGTATTCCGTTTGTGCTTTCAGTTCGTTGTATTCTTTTGTGTTCATGGCTTAAAATGGTGCATCTTCAAATGGTTGGTTTAAATTTATTGAGCTTTGAATTGGTTGCTCTTTTGGTTTTTCAGGTGCTTTATATTTTTCCTTAAATGGACTTCCAATTTGATGGATTTGTCCGTCATAAGTTTCTGAATAGCACTTTCGCAACCAATCATAATCGAGTTTACAAGTGCCAGTTTTACCAACTATTCTAGGTTTAACTTTTTGGATTATTACATCAACCTCGTTGCCTAGTTGAACACTACCATTTAACTCTACATACTCACGATTAATACAAATCATGTTGTAAGCCTTTTGCAGCCATGCAGCCCCTCCATCAATCTCATATGGTGTTGGTGCTTTTGGTAACTCACCATTTTTTAAACCTATTGGATTTTTAGCGTGGCAAATTAAAAACGAATGTATTTTTTGGCTTAATGCAAGTTTGTTCCACTTGGGTAATTTACGTTTCAAGTAGTCCGAAACATTAGTATAATTCTCATGCTCAATGTCATTCCAATTGTCAATAGTGCTTGTATGTATTCCAAAATCTTTTTTACATTGCTTTACAAGTTTTATGTACTCGTCAAAATTCAAACCTTGCTCATCGGTGTCTTCTGCAACTATAAAGTGTTCCTGCACAAATGGTTGAACTCTGTAATATTCTGCTTCAGTTATGTAGTTGTGGTATCGTTTATCAAATGTTTTACCAGTTAAACCATGAATAATAGCTGCATAAATTTCCTCACTACTTCCACTTTCAGGGCTATAAATCAAATGTTTTTTACCATAATTTAAACTCAAACTAATTAATAATTGAAATAAAAATTCGGTTTTGCCCATTTTAGGATAACCATAAATTATAGTTGTGTTGGTAGGCTTAACCATATAAAGCAAGTCAAGTGTTTTAAATCCAGTACTTAATAACTCATCAGTGCTATTTTCTCGCAGTTTTAAAACCTTTTCGTTAATATCGAATAATCGTGTTATAACTGCCATTAGTAGATAATTGGTAAGTTTTTAGGGTTTCTAGTGTCAATTACTTTCTGTTCTGTCGGTTCTGAATTTAAGTACTTAACAAACTTGTCGGGTCTGCTTATAAATTCGGGTGTTAAGTATTTAGGATTATTTAAATGAAACTCATCTTGGCTGCAATTTAAAATAGCTTGCATTATTTCGTTTTTTGTATAGCCCTCTTTAAGTCTTGCATTAAATGCTTTTTTTGCTTTATCAGGAATAGATTTAAATTTTTTATTTGTAACCTTATTAAAATATTCCAACAATTTATCAAAATCAATTTGCGAAGCAATACTTATTTGTACTTTCTCTTCCTCTTCCTCTTTCTCTTGTGCCACACCCCCTGCCACACACCCTGCCACAGAACCTAAAAATATTTTTTCATCTTCTTGAATATCAGTTCTTTTTAATCTATCATTATAACCTCTAGTTTGACTATCTATTGAGTGACTTTGTGAAATGTAAGCAAACTTAGCAAGTCCTTTTAATTCGGTTTTTTTGCCAGTAAATTGCTCTAAAATCAAAGCATCGTAAAAAGCTAATCTATCTTTATCGGATAACTCAGAAGCTACATCATAATAGCTGCGAAAAAAATTAAATGCTTTCCTCATAACTAAAATGGAATATCAATGTAATATAAATCACGAAATTCATTCAATACTTTCATTTCAACACCGCTACCTCCTTTGTCGGGGTGGTACTTAATAGCTAGTTTTCTAAAAACATCTTTAAAAGTTTTTTCAGATTTGTTTGATTGAGGAAATAAATAAAGTCTTTCGCATATTTCATCTTTAAGTTTACCAGTTAATTCATCAGGTAATTCAAATTCTTCTAAAGCGTATGCAATGTAGTTTGTGGGTAAATCTGTAATTAAAGTGCCTTTAAATTTACCAAATGGCATTTTTTCGTAATTCATAATTAATAATTAGTTAATGAAAAAACCCCCAATTAGGTCGAAGCTAAAAGGGGGTTTAATCTATACTTTTACTTATGTGAAAGTTTGATTTAGTTAATAGTTGGCTTCGACCTCAACTATTTAATACAAGTGCAAATATAAGTTATTTTGCTTAAAAGCAAACTATTTATTTAATTTTTTGAGTAATTTTTTCGCTTGTGATTTGTTTTCTTTACTGATAGAATACTGTTTGTAATAGCTTGGGTGTCCGAACTCATTAACATAATTTACTTGCTTGCTTTCAATAGGTATTAGCTGCCTTAATTCGCTTAATCTAGCCCTAAATCCGTTGTAGTTAAAGTCCCTTTCGCTGATGTTTTTTTGCTTAATTAGGCTATCTAAAATTACTGCTGTTTGGTTTTTAAATGGTTTCATAAATTCCTAGCATTTTGTTAAATTGTTTTCTCAATATAATACGATCTCTAGTATCGTATTCTCTATTTTCTAATTGTAAAAATTTGATTATTTCGGTTGCTTTGCGACTTGCTTCTTTTAAGTCGTTTTGGTTTAATTTTATTGACTTGTATTCACTTACTAAAAAGTTTTCGCAGTAATCTTTTAAAGTAGCTCCAAAAGTTTCTTTTAATCCTTTGCCATAATTTAGTAACATACCACCATTAAAGCCATTACAGCGCATACACTGAACAAAAATATTTAATAAATGGTATCTTAAACTTTCGTTACTACCTACTGCATGATAGTGGCCTGCAAATGGTTTGTTTGGCTTTTGGCCACAACTAATACAAATGTGGTTTAAATCAATCAGCCTAACAATCAAATTTATTTTAGTTTGCAATTCTTTTCGATAATCTGAAATAGTTTTTAATGGTTCTAACTGCGATTGCTTACTTATTTTAATAGGCTTTAACTTACCTAATTCAATAGCGCAATTACTTGAACAAGCCACTTCTAAACTACTTCTAATTGGTGTAAATAACTTAGCGCAATGCTTACATTTTTTAGGTTTTACTTTCATTTTTGCTTATTTTAAAAATGTATCGTTTTTTAGTTGTTAAATTCTCGTAGTATCCTCTTTTAGATTTACGAGTTAAAAAGTTATGAATAACCCTACTTTGAATATTTAGTAATCTTGCTACTTTTGGTATGCTTGTTTTTGAGTGTATCAAATCCTTACTTTCAAAATCAATTACATCAATTAGTAATGGTTCAAAATACGTATCAAATTGTTTTAAGTTCACTGTTTGTTTTAAGTCAATCATTTAAAATGGTATTTTATTATTTTCAATTTTTTTTAGCATTAATCGCACTTTTTTTAGTGGGTAAAATTTTGAATTTAAATTATAGCCAATAGCTCCGTTTTTGCTTACTTTTTTTAGGATTTTACAGCGTTGGCAATTAATACATATACCCTCTTGTGTAAATTTATAGGGTGTATTTGGTATTTCCCAAACAACTATATAATTAACTGATACTGTAATCATTATTTATCCTTTTTGTTTCGTATATATACGAGTTACCCGCAATGCTAAAACAGCGACACTGACACACCATTAAGCAGGTTTTTAGCGGTTCGACAATATTCGGGTTCGACTTCAAAACAAATGAAATCCCGCCCTATTTCTTTGCAAGCCCTTGCAGTTGAAAAACTACCAGCAAAAGTATCCAAAACTAAATCGCCTTTGTTGGTGCTTTTTTCTATCAAGTGCCTTAGTAGGTTTGTTGGCTTTTCGGTTGGGTGATTATCGGTTGGCATCTTTGCACATTTTATCACGTTGCTACTTCGCCCACCATTTAATTTTTTGCTTCCATTGCTACAAAATATAATCAGTTCATATTTCGGGGCGTAATCACCAAGTAAATCACCGCTACCGTGATTATTCTTTTCCCATACCAAAATATTTTTAACATTGAAATACGCCCCTAATGTTTGCTTAAAAACATCAATATTGTGCCAACTGCAAAAAATATAAAGGTGGGCTTCGTGTTTGCATACCCTTTTTAGTTCCTTGCACCAATCACCCAACCAGTCTAAATCGGTATCGTTTTGGATACTTTTATGTTTCTCCTTTCTTCGGTTGCTTCGGTATGCCATCCCATAGGGCGGGTCTGTTAATACAAGGTCAATCGTATTATCAAAAACCTGCTTAATCCCCTCTTCCCAATCAATGCAAGCCACTTCATTAACGAAAGGAAGCACTGCGGGTAACACGGGTTTGGCAAAAGCGGGGCTTCCGTTTTCCAAATCAACATTCGTGGTTGTATTATCTTCTGTCATTCTATTAAACTTTTGTGGTTAAAATCCCCGCCTTCGCCAAGCCCGATACCGTTATAGGCAATAGGGCAGACGTTCTTCGTTTCAACATTTGTGGAAGAAAAAAAAGAAAAAAAGCCCACCGCACTTTTAAAATAATGATGGTTGGTTAGCATATACTTCAATTCGTTTGTTTGCATCTGTAACATATCTTTGGCTTATCTCACTTCCTATGTAGTTCATCTTTTCAATTAAACATCCTACTGCTGTTGTTCCTGTTCCCATAAAGCTATCATAAACTAAACTTCCTTCTTTCACATAAAGTAATAATAGCTTTCTCACAAGTTCACTACTAAAAGTTGCTTTATGAATATCATTTGAGCCATCATTGTTTTTTGCAGTTAAAAAGTTTGAGTAATTTTTGTAAGCAATTTGTCCTGTTGTTCTTAATGAGCTTACTTCTTTGTTACAAGAAAAAGTTTCAAATTCATTCTTTCTGCAAAAAACAAATACATATTCACACATCCTTGTAAGTTTGTTTGGGCTACAACTATTCGGGCTTGTGCTTGGCTTTTTCCAAATGATATTGTCAGCTACTAAAAAGTTTGTTTGCTTCATTATTTCCGCAACTACAAGCCACATCAAATGTGTATTTTCACTTGAATATGAAAGGTTGTATAAAATCACTCCGTTTTGCTTCAATACTTTGTCGTAGCCTTTAAATATGTCAATAGTCCAAGCAATGTATTCATCATCTGTTTTGCAATCGTTAAATTCATCGTATCTCACATTTGCACAAGCACCATTTAAACTACTTCCTTTTCTGCTTGTATTGTATGGTGGGCTTGTAAGTATTGCATCAATACAGTTTGGTTCTAACCTTTCCATAGTTAGCAAACAATCTTCGTTGTATATTTTATTTATTTCCATCCCTCTTTTTTTCTTTTTTTTCTTTAGTGCTTTGATTAAACATTCTGCTAAAAATCCTACTGCCTATAACACGGGTTTGGCAAAAGTGGGCAGACACATCCTGCAAACTTTGAGCATCCTACAAGCCCACCTTCGCCAAGCCCGATAACGTTATATGCTATGCTGTGCGACATCCTGCAACCATTTACAATTCTCTTTAAGCGGACAGTTAGCTTTTGTTTTAAACTGTTCCTTTTTATTGTTAGGACAACTATAAATTGACACTCTTTTAATCAATAATTCTAATGCTTGGTTGCAAGTATTATCTCCAAAAGTATGTGTATCTCTTATGCTTTTTCGATACTCAATATATTCCGACAAATAGGAAATAGCTTGAACCATAGCTTTTAAATCCATTTCCATTTCATAAAGTATCTGGTCTCCATAAGCAACTATTTCAGGCTTAAAACTTGGGTATGATTTAGCAATTTGCTGTATTCTATACTGCTCCATTATTTTCATTTTTTAGTTGATTATATCTTAATCCCATTGTATAAGATTTGTAATTTATATGTTGTTGGTTATCATTAATTATATTAAAATCTACACCATCGCTTTGCCATTCCAATATCAATCCTTTTGGTTGCTTTGTTTTTAAGTCCAAAATAATATCAGATAAATTAAAATAGAATTGGCAAACAAATGATGCTATTCCTCCAACTTCATTACCTACCCATCCATCAAATTCAATTTGTTGTTTATTGCAAAACTTTTGCACCCATTCATTGCAGACAAATTCATATTGTCTATTAAGTTCTTGTAATTTAATTGTCTTTGCCATACTATTGAAAATTAGAGAAGCACAGCATATAACAGCACCTTGCCAAAAGTGGCGGTTTAGTGCTAATATCAACTGTTTTGCTTCGGTTTAACATTTATATTTTAATCAAGTTTAGTGCTTCGATTTCGCCACCTTCGGCAATCTGCAATACGTTATAAAATTTTCTTTCCGGTATAAGCAGTTAATCGCAAAATAGCACTTTCAACTTTTGGGTAATTATCCGAACGATGTTTTAAATCAATAATGTAAGTAATCTGTTCAATTGAACTAATAACCGTACTATGGTCATAATTTCGAGTTGTTAAACTACCGATATATTTTAGTGATTGACTTGTAAACTTGCGACATAAGAAATGATACAATTGCCTTGAAAACATTATTTGTCGTTCTCGAGTTGGCTGGTTAATTCGCTCAAAACTAACTCCAGTAACCTCTCTAATTACCTCTTTTATTTTGATAATAATTAAATTATCGTTGGTTACCTTTGGCTGCTGATATTGCACAGCAGCCTTGTAAATGTTAAATGTTGGTGTCATTATTTAAATGTTACTTTTAAAGTTGTGGAACTTGTTTTTTTAGGGGGGTAAATTGTGTAAACTTCGCCACTTGTTTCGTCAATCATTTGCAAAGGTTCTTTAATTGATTTTAAAAACGTCTCTCTATCTTTTAGAGTACTTTTAAGGCATTCTAATTGAGTGTTAAGAGTATTGTATTCAATGTCATTACAATTACTGTAATCGTATTTAACTCCTGCTTCAACAATTGAAAATTCACTACCTTTAATAACTGTGTTTTTTTCATACTGCGAAATTTCATTTAAAGCATTTTCAATTAATGTAGGTTTGATTTTCTCAAATACCTTTTCCATTGCTTTTTGAAACCTTAGCAAGTCGCTTGCTACTATTTGTCCATTATTTAAACCTTGCTCTAATGAGTAAGCAAATGTTTCAATTTGCTTTTTTGTTTCGGGTAATTGGCTTAGTGTACTTATTGCTGTTTCCATTATTTTGCGTTAATTAATTTTTCCATGTTTGCTTTTGAAATTTTAAAGGCTGCTTTTGCTTTGTCAATTATCCCTTGTTCACCTGCTTTAATTCTTTCAACCATTGTATCAACTTGCTTGTCAGTTATCCATGGTAAATCATTTGGGGGATATTCTTTTTTTATTGGTGGTGTTGGTATTTGCTCACTATGTGTTGTGTCGGTGTCATCAATCTTACCAACTGGAGTTAAAAAGGTGTAAAGTAAACAGTTTTTAAGTGCATATGTTGTTGCTTTGCCTGCTCCCTTGTCTTGACTATCGATACCTTGGCCATAACCTGCTATTTGTACACTTTCGCCACTTTCATGCAACAATAAATATTTTGTGTTTACTTCGGTTGTGATGCTTTGTTTAGGCTTTAATCCATATTGAGTTTCTTCGTTCCACCTATCAATTTGAATTTTTGGCTCAATTGAAATAGGCAGAATACATAGCCCATTTTTTGCCATTGCTTCATTAAATACCTCTTTTACATCTTGGTCTTTTGTGCCATTGTAAGTATTTGTACCAGTTCCTACTCTGGAATTTTTTTCCATTCCTTTTACTTCTTTCATTACGGCTATAATAGCCTTTGCTATGTTTTCCATATTTCGTTATTGTGTTGCAAAAATTAGTTAATGTTTGCTATTGCTCCTGATTGAATTAATTTTTTAAAATGTCTCATGTCCATTTTATTTCCAACTGCACCAAATCTACTTAAATTAGAACTATGGTCACTAATTCTTACTGTAATGTCAGTTGTATTATTGTCATTTATATACATATCACACCATAAATTTTTTGCGTTTAAAACGTCAATAGTTAATCTAACATAGTGACTTAAACCGTTTGTTAAGCAAGTCTCAACATTAATTTTATTGTAACCCATTTCGCTAAACATTTTAATAATTTCTGATTGATGGTCAAAATCTTGGTTAAATTCTTGTTTTTCAAATGTAGTTTTCATAATTTTTTCCGTTTATTGTGATACAAATATAGTATTACTAATTGTATTACCAAAATAAAAATGAAATTATTTTAAATAATACTGGAAATCAATCAATTAAAATTTTTTTTATCGTAAAGGGCTGCAATAAATCTTTCATTTTCCAATGCTACATCATGCCACTCAATACGTGCAACTGCTAAGGCTGCATAGTCTTTTTCAGTACTATTGTCACGATTACAAATAACTTTTAAATTGTCGTAAATTTCTTTTTTACTTTCAACTTTGGCGGCCATTTCCTCCCGTTGTCGCCTATTTTCGCTGATTTCTTCGATGGTGGGTTTATATTTGCTCATTTAGTTGTTTAATTAGTTGCCTTATTTGTTGTTTTTGTAACTCAATAATCTTTTCCTTTTCAATTATTTTCGCATACCTGGATTTATTCGCACAAAACAAATCGTCACTCATGTTTGATATTTCAATATTGTGGTGTAGTGCTGCAATGTCTTCCTGGCGTTCTTGAATTTCAGATAAACACCTGCGAATATTGTAGGTTAGTTGTATGATAGTTCTAATTTCCATGCTCTAAAATTTTAAATCCAATTTCCATACTTATAAGTGCTTTTTTGCTTTCCCCTATTTTTTCTGAGTACCATTCTTTGGCTACAGTTGAATTAGAACTATAAGCAACGCTAGTATCTTTGCCCAAATTTTGAGTGGTTACTACCATATACTCGCCTATATCGTTGCGCTGTAGGCTAACTGTTATAGGGCTTAAATTCTCACTTTGTGGAGTTATTATTGTTCGTTTGATTAGTTCCATGTCCTTGGCTGTGTTATTAAATTTAAAGTAATTGTAATTCGATTGACTAATAAGTCAGCTTGTTTTTTCTTGAAAATATTATTTTCGTCAATTGAATAGTCACGCAATCGTAATAATTTTTCGTATCGATTTTTTAACTGCTCAATTCTTGAAACCTTTGGCGTTTCGATTTTCCTTGCATTATTAGAAACTTTTACTAATTTTGCCCATGTAAAGATGTTTTCCATATATTTTTTTATTTCTACTTTAAAGGCTGCTTAATTGCGGCCTTTTTAGTTTCTACATAAATTTTTGCTTTTGGATTTAGCTTTAAAGTTTCTTTTATTAATGCTGCATAGTTTAACTCACATAGCTTACTACTATCGGTTCTAATCAACTTGATAATATTTTGTTGGCTGCAATTCATTTTGATTGCAATTCTGCATGTAGCTGCATTGTCAGCTAGTAATCTGTCTTTTATTTTTTTTTCTAGTTTCATGGTTTTAATCCTCACTTATTGCAACTATTAGGCTGCTGTTATAAATCCCCATAAGCCAATTTTTAACTGGTTTAATGGCATTGTTTACTACTTCTCGATCTGAGTAACCCTCAATCGGTTCTACTTGGATTGTAGCGAGTAATTTACCTCGCCACAAATCGTTTTCTTTGTCTTCTAAAAATATTTGTACTTTCATGGTTAGTTGGTTTGTTTTTTTTTAAAAAACTTGATTGCAATACTCAATTAGTTCATTAATTGGAATAAAATTTACTTTTATCCATGCAAAAAGTTCAAGTTTTGAACATTCTTTATAAATAAATGCGCACTGGTTTTCGCTATTAATGTTTAAACAATAAATATTTTTTCTTACTTCTTCAATATTTATTTGAAGTAAATTATGTACTCTATTAGCTTCGAATTGTGTTTGAAAATCAATATTACAAACTTCTTTTTTAAAATAAACTTGTTTAAATTTCAAGTAATTTTCTGCATCTTTTATTGTTAAAATATTCATATTTTCTGTGCCTTAATTGCCTTACAAATGTAGTAATACTTTCAGTAATACCAAATATTATTTTAAATTATTTTGTAACGTACTATAAATCATACAAATATTTTTTATAAAGTGCAATAAAAAAGCCCTCAAAACTTAATTTAAGGGCTTAGTTAAACTAAATACCTAGTTAAAAATTATTTATTGAATTTATTTTTATATCGTCAAGCATACCACCCATTAGATTTCGCTTTTGCAAATCAGAGTTTAGTTTAATACCTACCCCGTTTAAAAACTTTTCCATTTCGGCCATTGGTGGTAAATAACCACGTGAGCAATTGGCATATAATTGATTTATAAACCCTCTTTTACTTTCCGGTAAATACTGATTACCTGTTCTCATGTAATAATAAGCAGCCCTTACTGTTTGGCTTCTATTAACCCCTGCGTGACAATGTAAATAAACTTTACTATTTGTTTTTTCGGCTTGAAATAAGATAACCATTGCGCCATAAATAGAATTTAAACCAATATCTTTTTTAGCTTCGTTCATCGGAAACCAAAAAGACTTAATATTATTTGAAATTAATAGCAAATGATGGCTATTATAATATTCATCTGACACATTAATTACATAGTCAAACTCATTTATATCAAACTGTCTATTATCTTCATGAGGGAAGCCACCAACAATTAAATTATTTTCAAACCATTCTTTAAACTTACTCATATTATTTTTTATTTTGATATTGAATAAACCACGCTCGCAAAATAATAATTATTACCAATGATGGAAGTATCCACCAATAATCAGCAGCTAACTGTTTATACCATGGTAGCTTTTTTGTATGTACTGGTGCATTTATAAATACTTCCTTTGTATAGAATACTGTATCACCTTTGCATTTGCCTTCTAAGTAAATTTTGCCATACTTTTTTATATATCGAATTTCAATTTTATCTTTAGTAATAAAAACCGAATCGACACTTTCGTTAAAAACTGTATCAACTTGAACACTATCAATAATAATTGTATCATGAATTATGGTTGAAACTTGGATTGTATCTTTGTTACAAAATTTTTCAATAGCTTGGTTTTTTGTGTAGCAACTTGACAATAATAGTAAGGCGAATAATAGTTTTTTCATTTCTTTTTTGGTTTATGTTTTTCGGTTAATCGTTCCTTTTGCTCACGTTCTTTTTTAGCGTGTTTTTCTTTGATTATAGCCACTATTCTAGCTCTTTCTAAATCTACACTATCCATTCAGCAAAGATAAATAAAAAAGCCCTACAATATGCAAGGCTAATTTACTTTTTATTTCGATGTGAAAATTCAAAGATTATTTAAAGTATAAACTAGCTTCAGCTATTCGCCTATTGGTTAATCCTTTTAATGGTTTTCCTGCGGCTTTATTCCACTTTAAAAACTCATTGCTTATAGTTGGGTCACTAGGATTTAAGTTTACTTTTTTTAATAAAGTTGAACTCTTTAAATTCCCAACTCCGCAATTATAGGCGAAGGAAACAAGCGCATCAAATTGATTTTGATTTACTGCATCAGTTGTATAAGCATCAACATTCTTTTCAAAGTATATTAAATCATGTGCCAAATATACTTCAGCTGTTTGTTCTGTTATAGCTGCATCAGTTAATTTAACTTTTTGCCCATTTGGATAAATAGTAGTTCCGTAGCCAATAGTTGGCACTTTTGCGCTACATAAATAAGGCTTTAACTTTAGCCCCTCAAACGACTTTATTAAGTCAATTCCTTGTTTACTTGTTTTAGTTATTTTCATCACGTTCAACATTAATCTTAGTTACATAACCACCGATTGCAATCATAGCTGGTATAATTAATTTGTGCCAATCTGTTGAAAAAATAAAGGTACTAAAATCAATAGTTGACCAAGCAGTTCCAACCGCTACCAATAGCCCTGCAAAGGTGCTAATCTCTGACTTGTATTTGTATAAAATTGTTTTCATTTAATTGTCAATTTTTTTTATAAGTGAATTAATTGCCATAGCCAAATCGTTATCATTATAACTTTTGTTATTTATTTTTAAAGTCAAATCATTTAACGTGTCCTGCATCTTGTCAAATTTGATTTCAATTTCTTTTAAATCTTGTTTCAGATCGTCAATTCCTTGTGTGTGCAAATCTTCAATTTTCTGTACTCGTTTTTCATGGTCTTGAACTCGAGCGAAAAACCAAACAGCAACAGCTGAAACAATGCCAAATGCTGTGTTAATTAAGGGTTGGAGTTCTACCATCATACTACACTAATACACTTAATTGGCTTTCAAAATATGCTACCATTTCTGTTATGGTTTGACACCATGAAGTTGCAGTGATTTCGTTGTTGATTATTAACTCAACTCGTACACCATCTCCACCCGATTGAGGTACGTTTAAGTCGGTAAAATTGATACTGTACCCATACTCCACATATAAGTCAATTGCCTTACTTGCTAGTGCTGATTTTGATTTGATTTCTTCGATTAAAATTTCGTTGATTGTCATTTTTGTTCTTTATTTTTAAGGTTCAAAATTTATCTTCTTTTGGTATAAATGGTATTCTATTTAACTCGTTTAATTGGTCAAATATACTTTTATAATTTCCATCATTCAGCACGTTATCATTAACCACCCAATTGTTATTAATGTCCTGCACAAATTGAAGGATTGCCCCATTTTCGTAAGTGCCTTCAAGTTGCTTTTTTTGTTCTTCGGTTGCCAATAATACTTCCATAATTATACTCCTAAAGCTGTGAATAAATTAGTTAAAATTGTTCTTAACGCTGCCCTATCTAAATTAGCAGAACCATGCCAACTACATAAATGCGGATTTGTATCGTATGCCCCTTGTGGAGTTCCGTTGTTGTTCATAGTTAATTCAAATGCTGAAACATTTGGTAGCGTTGCATTACTAGCTTGTGAAGTAACTACCGAAACACCATTTATTAAAGTTGTGACCTGTGTGCTATTATTCCTAATTGCTTCAAAAAATACATTACCAACCGCAACTGTATTAGTATTAGCAATTGCACCATCAAGTGTATTTACACCTGCTAATAATGAAGGTGTATTTTGCCTTACTAAATAGGTAGCTCTACTTGTTGAACCCGTTGCACCAATCATTCTTGTTAATGCTGCATAACTTGGCGTTTTAACCACCACTCCAATACTAGCACTATTCTGAGTTAAGGTTACTGATTGCGTTGATTGTATGTAGTTTAAATCTAGGTAACTTGTACCACTTGACTTATACCCATTGTTGTCAAAAGTTGGTGAACTAACTGGTGTTACATAGTGGGCTGATTTAATTAAATTAGTACGTGCTGCTATTTCAAATCCTAGCAATCCTGCATATAGATTTAACCTATCTAAGTTAGTTAGTATGTTGCCATTTGCTTTAGCTGGTACAAAAAAGTTATCGTTAATAATTTTTAACGTTGCTGCGCTAATTGTACCACCATTAGCCACGATGTTAGTTTGCCATGCTAGAGTTTCGGCCGATAATCCGTTATAAAATGGCATCAATTCGCCACTTTTGCGAAGCCTTTTATTTAAGAATTTCATTAGATAGCTTTATTAACTATATAACTAACTGTACCAGTACCGCTAACTGTAACTTGGCTAGCATTGTTTACATCTAATTCAATTCCTTGGCCGCTTAATAAAGTAGCTGTATCGCCACCATTAACCACGAATGATAAATTAGCAGTTGTTGAATTTATTAAAGTTAATCCATTGGTTGGAAGTGCTGTTAATGCTACTTGCGACCCAGTTAATACTTGTGCTTTTGTTTGACTTGGCATTTTATTTTATTGCACGTATTCCGAACCGATTACGTGGCTTTGTTATTGGTGAAACTTTTGAAAAATTAATATTGTCAAATGTATAATTTTTTGCTTTTAATTCATTTAACATACGATTTATGTAAACTTGACTATCTCGCTCGGTATTGCTTATCATTGTAGCCCTTGCTTTGTCACTTACTTGCTGAGTTGTATCGTCAATTACTGTGCTAATAGCAAATTGAGTAACGTTTCTGCCATGCCATGTAAGCAATCGGATATAGGCTAGATATGACCATACTTGCTTAAAATAGTTATTGTAAAAAATAATTAATTCAGGCTTTGTATTATCGGTCAAACTAAGTGCTACTAATGCTGCAACTAAGTCATCTGAAATTAAGCCCTCAAAACTAATTTCAATCGTTTTTTTTATGTGAGGATTGATTAAACGGTCCTCAATATTGGTAGTCAATTGCTCAACTACACTTGCTAATTCTGCTTTACTAAGTTGTGGCATTTGGTACTCCTCCTTTTACTCCAGTTAATCCTACTAACCCTCTTATCTCCTCTTCGCTTAAACTTTCTAAAACTTTATTCGCAACTAATGGACTTAAACTATTTAGCGAATTAATTAACAATTCCTGCGAAGTTGTGGTTTTAGTTTCTTGTGGTGGATAACCGCCTAATAACCTTAATTCATCAGGGGTTAGAACTGCAAGTACTTCACTTGGCAGATAATCGTAAATATTTAATTGCTTAATTGACCAATCTACCTGCGGCCAAAGCACTGTAAAGGCTTCTATAATTAGCTGTTGTCTACTCTTAATCATGAGCATAAACATTTTCAAACTATTATAAATAGCTTGCGCATTGCCAAGTATTGTAGCCGCTTCAAGTCCTATCATTACTGGTGGAACTGAAAAATGTCTACATACAGCATTTGCAACTCTTAAACGTGCTTTGTCTACACCATCTAGCATCTCAGCTAGTGGGAATATTGTAATTTGTGGAATTGCTTCAGGTGTTTGACCTTCTAAAAGCATAACACTTGCGGCTTCGTCACCTATAAATGATTTGATTGTTTCATCAAAAGCATCAGCTTCAGTTACTCCGTATTCGTCAGGGTTTTGGTCATCTAATTTACCACCCATAGCAATACTTACGTTTGGCTTAAAACCCTTTGTAATATTGCGTTTTTCAAGTCTTTGTAAACTAGCATCACTTTGAATATCTTCTAACCCACTGTTACAGTCAGGTATCGGATAAATGTCCCCAAAATCAAATTCTTTTGATTTAAATGGATAAAAAATAGTACCTACCTGTTCGCCACATTCTACTAATTCAGTTCTAACTGCTTGCGCTCTTTGCTGAGTTGTCAAATATGGGTCAAACTCGTTTAAATATCTATCTTCACTTTTTAAATAGTCGCTTTCGCCCATTCTAGGGTTCCAACGTATTTTACCGTTTACATCTTTGCGAACTTCCTTTAAACCTACTTTATAGATACTTGCAATATTACCGCTCATATCAACTAAAATACGCAATACAAATCCCTCAAAAATTGATACTGGCTGTGCTATTTCAGATAAAAATTGATTGCCGTTTTGATAACGATTAACTCTAAAATTTTGTGCTTGCTCGTTTATAAATCCTTCGCCTTGCACGAATGAAGCTATTGCACGCACGCAATTAGTAGCAGTTCCACTATCATTTATTGAGCGCAATAATACATTAGGTAAGTTATCTTTTTCACCATAAATAAACCTTTTTAAACCAGTTCTTTGTTTGGTTATTTCGGTTACTTTGTTTTGTATTATGCGAAACCTTCTACTCATTGATTAAAGCCATAAGACTAGGCTCATTTTTAAAATATTTTTCTACTATTTCAGCTGTTAAATTTTCCTTTGTTATCGTTAAATTTACATCTTTAATTTGAACTTGACAATCTTCAAACTCAGGTTTGAAACTGTAAATATTTGCATCTTTTTTTACGTCTTTTTTTGCCATTTCTTTTATGCGAAAATAGTTAAAAACTTTTACTTTATCACTCCAACAACTTTGACATAATTTTATTAAAGTGAGTTGCTCGTATTTATTAAACAACTCACTCCAATTATTAACATCGTATATTGTCATTACGCTGGTATTATAGTGGTAATAACACCACTCGAATTTGTTTGATATTCGTTTGAATTTATATCAAAATAAAAGCCACTTGCAACTGGTGAAGTTGTATCGAAATTATAATACAAAACAGTACCTACTTCTAATACCCCAAAATAGTAAACATTAAATGGGTCTGAGAAATCGCCACTTAAGCTTAGTTGTACTAAGTTGGGGTTAGTACGAAAGGCCGTCTAACTCCGTAATATTAGTAGCTAAAGTTGCGCTAGGTTTATATAATTTTGGAGCGTTCCAAAATACACCTTCCATTGGAACTTCGCACCATGTATCAGCTGCATAAGTTACACCTTCTTGATATTTCGCAGTTGTTACTTTTAGCCCTCTTTCACTCACAAAATCACCTGAGTAAATAGGATCAATATCAATACCTATTGCTTTAACTTGACCTGCTAAGTTTACATAAATCGCAAACATTCTTTCGCTGCTAATTAAATATTCTAATTGCTTAACATCAGCTTGCGAATATGGGTATAAAAAGAAATTAGCCATGTGCTTATACATTGCTTTACCTTTCATTGGTACGCTTTCCCATGTTACTGCGTGTTGTTCTTTATTACCCCCAAACTTGCTTAATTTCTTACCACTTGTAAGGGTAAAGGTTGAAATTTCGCCATCTGTTCCTAATACTAATGTTGCTATGTCAGATCTAAAACCAACATAAACAGTTCCATCAATACCACCTACTTTTTTTAAACCATTACAACTAGCTATTTGATTTGCTGTTAATAATTGGTTACATGAATTTGAACTTGCCATTTTATTGAATATTGTTTTTATAAAAAAAGGGTGATGATTTGTTCACCACCCTTTAAATTTTGGTTATTAAAAATTAAAACTATCCTACGTAAACTACTTTAGCACTTTGGTAGAAAATCCAACTTTCTAAAGTGTAGATAATTTCATAATAGAAATTCTTAGCTGGTGCTGGTAATTTATCTACAATTGCATTGTTAAAATCACTTACTAAATCAGTAGCCCAAACAAAATCTTGTGAGTTACCGCCTATCATTGAATTGTTAGGTAGTGGCACAAAAGCAATTGGAATACCTAAATAACTGAAATTATCACCTTCAATTGTGAAAGCATCTTTAAACGCTAAAGGATTGTTATTATATTGACGAATGAATTTTTTACAATTCATTGGCATAAATATTTTAGCGTTTTGCATTGCTTCGACATCATTTAATAATTCATCAGGGAACTGAGCATAAACCTTATCTGTTTCGTCTTTAATATTTGAAGAACTTAGTGTAGTTCCTGCAACTTTAATACGCGCGCCTACTGAAAACGTACCGGGAGTTGTTGCATCACTATATATTAATTTAGTTAATACACCATCAACATAACTAGTTGGTGCGGCTGCTACATAAGCTTGTTCTGCTGCGCCTACTGCATTTTGTGCAGTACCTGCTGTTAATGCTGCAACCGCTGTTTTAGTTGCACTTTTTGCACCATTCCAAAATTCTGATTCAACTGTTCTTGAGGCCTTACCCATTACGATACCCATTGCGGCTTGCGTAAAAGGGTCTTGAGTAATATTTGCTGCACCTGCTGGTATATCTACTGAACCTGCTGTGTTTCTAATAGTTTCATAATCGAACGTGTCAAAAAACTCTCTTTTTTCAGGTATAACCAAACGTTCTTGCAAGCCCATTGAACCGCTTGCTGTTGGGCTATTGCTATATGCTTGACTTGCTACTGTTGCTGTTAATGCACGAATACGCCCACTGCCTTTTATTCCATCAAAAAAGCGAACATAATTTTTACCTACAGTTTGATTAATAAAATATAATTCGGTTAAAAATTGCTCATACACCTCGTCTGTAAAAGATGTAGGGCCAGTGAAGGTAATTGCATAAGCAGTACCATTTAATTTAGATTGTCTACGTGCTTCTGAATTTACAATTGTAAGTAAAAACGAAAGTGCAAACCCAGTTACAATTGAATTAACATTACTCATTCCAATTGATTGAAGTCCTAAAGATAGAACTAAGCCAAACATGGCTATTGCGATTATTGCGATTATTTTTTTCATTATTCTGATTTGTCTTTTTTAGATTTTGAAACAAAGTCGGCTTCGGTTGCTTTGCCAGTTTCGATAAGCCATTCTTTTATAGCATCGTTACATTCCGAAATTGGCTCGCAGCCATTGCCAAAAGGATTAATTGGTTTGATTAGTTTATTCATTGTTAGTTAAATTTTTTACGATTTTGTAAATGTTTTTGCGCTGGTGTTAATTCTGCTGCTGGCAAATCTTTTAAATTCTTCACATCATTTGGAATTACTTTTTTCAAGTTTTCAAATTCTGTTTTAAAAGTTTTTAACTCGTTTACGATTGTTTCGTTACTTGCTTGCACCGCTGCATTTTCAGCCTTTAAATTTTCCAACTCAGCTTTTAAAGTTGAATTTTCAGTTTCCAAATTAGCTAACTTAGTTTTTGCATCTTCGATAGTTTCGATTTGCGCAATTAAACCAGCACTTACTGAAACATCTTGACCATCTACTACATAAGTACCATCTGCAATAGGTGTACTCATTGCTTCGTCTGAAAATACTGCAACTCCTACTGCCAAAGCTCCTTCGGTGAAATACATTACAGTTCCATCGGCTGCCGTTGCTGTACTGTTTTGTACTGCTATTGGCTCACCATTTTCATTTAAGTTATTAACCTTAAATAAATTTTTCAAGCTGCCTGCTAATTTGTCTAACTGGCTTTTGATTTCTTTATTATCCATGTTATTGTTGTTGTTGTTTTTATCTTTTAATAGCGCTGCTATTTTACTTGAGTACGCAGTATTTTTAAGTGCTTTTAACTGAGTTTCGCCACCGTTAATAATAGATGTTGCAAATCCATATTTTAAAGCGTTATCGGCTGTTAAATCAGTATCAGCTGCCATTAAGTTTTTAACCTCAATTTCACTATTTGCGTCTAATGCTAAAACCTCTTTGTAAAGATTGAAAATTTTATTTTCGCATTGCTTTATATCATCTGCGATTGCGTGTAAGTCCTCAGCTGTTAATCCACTATAACCTAAATTCATAGGGTCAATAAACGGATTATGAATTACGAATTGAGCGTTTTTTGTAATTACTCTTTCAGTTCCTGCTAAGAATATTACAGTAGCTATTGAATTAGCTTTATAAGCGATTGTTTTAATTACTTTACCACTGTTTTTTAACAAGTCGTAAATTTCAAACCCTTGAGTAACTGAACCACCATCGCTGCGAATTTCAACTTCAATATTAGTAGCATCTGAATTGTCATTTAAAAACTCTGACATATCAGAACTACTAAATGTAGTAGCAATATCACCAAACATTTGGGCGAAAAAATCTTTCTCACCTATATTTTTATCAATTACTATTTTTGCAGTTTTCACAATACAAAACTAATACCGATTATTTTTAACTTGTAAATATGGTACCATAAATTATATTTGCAAAATGAAAAATAAAATAATAGCAATTTTACTACTTGGATTGGTAGTAAGTTGCACGAAGGAAAACACAACACCAATAGTAACTATTAATGGCGATTGGTATGATAGTAAAACCGAATCAAAAAGGTTTTTTAAAGAGACATTCAATACAGCTGATAGTACACGTACTTTAAGAGTTCTGCAAGGGGCAAATAAAGGAACGGTAAAACAAAGTAAATTTTATTTGTTGCCACTAAATAGAATGAGTATTGGTGGTGTAGAGTACTCATACGAAATTGATTTAAACCACTTGCGTTATAGCAATACTTTATTTTATAGATAACTAAAAAGCCCTCGACATTGAGGGCTTTTTTTATACACTTAAATTAATTTTCTTTTGGACTACTTCTAAATCACTTTGTTTTTTATTTAATTCACTTAGTTGTAAAATTGGTGCTGGCTGTTTTGCGATTGCCTTTGCAAGTTGGTTATAGTCAATCATTGTTTTTAAGCCACTATTTCTTTCAGCGAATCCACCATAGCCACTAGTAGTTAAACTGCCACCGCCTGCCATTGCTACTAAACCGCTATTAGGATTAATTGTAGTTTGACCTTTTCCGCTTATTGGTTCAACTGTTACTCTTTCTCTTCCCCCAGGATTATCTCCAACTAATAACATAGTAGGTCCATTAGTCATAAAATCTCCACCCCCCGCAGCTGCTCCACCTACCTTAACTCCCATTATATTGGCTACATTCGTTAATCCTGCTGCAACAGCTAATCCTGCTGCTAAAGGGGCTAATATAAAAGGGTCAATTTTTGCCATAGCTGTATATGCGGCTGTGGCACTTTCATATGTATTAATAGTTGTACTTGCTACTGCTGCTGCTTTGCCTACTTCACTTTGTTTGCCTGCTAGCGTTGCTGTTTGGTCAAATAAACTTTGTGCTGCATTTAATGTACTTTGATTAATAGCTGCTTTGGCATTAGCCATACTTTGTTCATCTTCAATAGCTGATTGATTTATTTGCATTTTCAAATTAGCCAATTCTACTTCCATTGATTCGGCATCTTTAAAGTTTTCTTTCTCTAAATGAATCATTGCTGCCAATTGTGACGCTTTAGCTACTAATTGTTGTTTTGCAAAATCTTTTTTTAATTTTTCAGTTTGCTGTAAATTATTTTTTTCTAAACTTAAATTTTTATCTAAGGCATTTATTCTTGCTATTTCTTCATTTTTAAAGGTCTTTTCAATAAAAGTTTTTGCATCATTATATTTTTTATTATCAATTGCATTTTGTGTTTCTCTTTCTCTATCAATTTGAGCCGCTATATCATCTTGTTCTTTGTTATTTATTTCAGCTATTTTTTTAGCTGTTTCATTTCTTTTTGCAATTTTTTCATTTTCTTTTCTTATAAAATCGTCATGCTTTTTTTTGTTTTCTTCTTTAATAGTTGTTGTTGTTTCGATTTCAATATTTGTGTTTTCTAATGAATATTTTTTTCTTAGCAATAAAATATTTTCTTGCTTTTGTTTTTCAATTGCTGATATTGATTCCGATGATGCTTTAGTTGTTGCAGTTTCAAAACCCAATCTATCCATTAAGTTTTTAGTTCCTTTAAATCCGTCCTCTTCACGTTCTTTTGCCGCTGCATCCATTATTTTTTTCTCTTCATCACTAGCCGCCTTTACAATTTTTAAATATTCTTGCTTAAATTTATCTTGATTTTTTAATCTATCACCAGTTCCTTTTGAAATTTTGCCAGTTAAAATATCATTTTCAATAGCTGCATCGTGCATACTTTGCGCTAATTCATCATATTGATTTTTTAAATTTGATACACTTTCTTTACCAATTTTTAAAATTTCTTTGCCAGCATCTAAACTATCATAAAATCCTTTGAAAGCAACTGCAACTCCCCCAACAACTGCTGCCAATATAAAAATAGGATTAGTTAAAATTGTTGTGGCCAATGTTTTTAAACTTGCGCCCAAACCGCCCACTCCGCCAATCATTCCTGCAAAGGTTGTAGTTTTTGAAATTTCATGTAATTGGTTTATTTGCTCTTTTACACGTGCAAAATCTAAATCCATCAAAGAACCTTTTAGTCCCTCAATGGTTGAACCCAAACGCTCAAAGCCTTCACCTTGACTTGCCTTTAAATCCTCTTTTGTATCTTTTATTATGTCTTTTAAGTCGGCTGCCCTTTTTGCGGCTGCTTGATATTCTGAACTTGTACGGCCTAATGTTTGTGCAAGGTGTACCATTTCACCCTCTGCGCTTTTTAAATCTAGTTTTAAATCTTTTAAAGCACCTGCATAGTTACCAATATTTATTTTTTGTTGTTGATATTGGTCTACATTCTCTTTTATAAACTTATTATGTTGGTCAATACTTGCATTTAGCTCTTTTTGTTTTGCTTTGCCTGCATCGGTGCTTAAGTCTAGTTTATTTCGTTCAATAGTTAGCTGCTTGACTGCCGTTCTTGCATCGTCAATACTTTTAGCTTCCTTGCCAAAGGCTTCAACACTTGCCAAAATAGCTTTATTCGTTTTGCTTCGCTCGGTTGTAGCTGCTTGGATTAATATATTGTTCTCAGCTATTGCCTTTGTATTATCGCCTTCGGCTTTCGCTAGCTTATTGTTTGCTTCCTTTAGCGAATTAATTTCTTTAGTCAATCCTGCTACTTTTGCGATTGCATCGGACTGGTCAATTTGAACGCTAAATATAATTTTTTCAGTAGTATCTGCCATTTTATTTACTCTTTAACTCCTTTTGAATTAATTTATTCAAAGCATAGCTAACCTCACGATTGCCATACTTTTTAAATACTTTTTCTTTTGTTTCTGGTGAAACATAAACCTTAATTAAACTCAATTTATTCTTGCTCATATTTTAATTAATTCAACTGTTGTTGTTTCGTATCTGTTTATTTTAAATTGCTTTATTTCATTGCAGTAAAAGTAGCCTTTAATATTTCCAAATCCTTTAATTACACATTCCAAATATATAGGTTTTGTAAAATCAATTTCGTTATAATCTTTTACTTTTAAAAAGAAATTTGCATTTAAAAAATAAGGGCTATTTAACATATTTACAACAATGTTGTAGTGCTTCGGTATTAGTGAGCCTGCAAACTCTAAATCTTGAAAATAAACTCCTGCGCTTAACCCTGTATTGCTTGCACCACTACCCCCTCCGATTTCGTGGTCATTGCCATGTATAGTAAATGTTTCACCCCTTATTATATAAGCTATTCGAGGTTTAACCGATTGCGTTCTAAATGTAACTCCGTTGTCTTCGCTTTGCCATAGTTGAATAAACGCTTGAATTGTTGGAGTTTCTTTTAGTGCTGGAATTCTTGTTATTGGTGCAAATTTACTTTTAAAAACTTCGCTTGTTTTTTCTAAATTTAGATTATTGCAAAACAAAGTTCCTTGACCATAATTAACAGCTTTTCTTAACTCACTATCATTGTCATCAGTTTCATAATTTAATAAGTTATTTTGGCTGTAACCATCAATTGCGTATTGAATAGTTGGCAGTTCGGTAACGTCTAGTTTATCGCTCCAATCAATCGCATTTGATTTGTTAGCATCAACTGAATTAAAGTAGCTAAAATTAACAGTT